CAACTGCTACAGGTTCAAGTGGTGCTGAAATTCAAATGTCTAATGGGCTTAACTTTTACATTGTATCTTCTAATGGTGATATTATCGGTCAAAATATCGTTATGGGTTCCTGTACAGAATTAGGTTTCTGGAGGGAAGAGGGTGGTTGGACAGACGAACAAATTTATGACTTCTTTACTTCTCTTCGTGCCCGTATTGATAACCGTATGCACAATAATCGTATTTCAGGATTTATCCTTGACTCTTCTCCAAATACTATGGAGTCTGTTATTGATAAATGGATTTGGAATGACGCACCAAAAAGTAAGTTAAATTATATCTTTACTGGTGCCAACTGGAAATTCTTTAAGAAAAACTTTGAAGAAGCATTAGATGAAAAAGGTGAAGTTAAACACGATTGGAATGTAGCCTTCCCATTGTTCAAAGGTGGAAATGGTATGTTACCTCGTGTTATTGAATCACCTAATGACCTTACACAATTTGACCCAATAGATATTATTTGGTGTCCTAAAAAAGGTGCAAATGTTTCTATGATAGATATGGCTAAGGAACAACCTATCAAGTTCCTTAAAGACTGGTGTGGAATACCTGCGGGTACGGAAGACCGTATCTTCTATAATCCTGACACTATTGAAAGATGTTTTGATAATAACCTTAAAAATATAATAGGTCAAATTACTGCACCAGCAGAAGAAGAACCAGAACACTTAATTTGGAATCAGATTAGAGATAAGTTCTTTACAAAAATTGTAGATAAGTATTACTTCTACTATGAACCAGGGGTTCCTAGAGCTGTTTCTGTTGACCAGTCGTATGCTGGGGACGTTACAGGTATATCTATGACTCACGTTGAACGTGACTCAGAGAAAATTGACCCTGAAACAGGTGAGCCATTAAAGGTATTTGTTACAGACTTTACAATAGTTATTATTCCTAAAGGTGGAATTATTAACCTTGACGCCATTAAATGCTTTATATGGGACTTAATAAGTTTAGGAAATCTTAATATTAAACACGTTTCATATGATGGATTCCAATCTGAGTCTGCAAGACAATTTTTGGATAGGAAAGGTGTAAAGGTTGAATATGTTTCTGTAGACCGTACAAACGAGCCATATCTTGCATTTATTGACTATGTATTCCACGGAAGATATTATTGTGGTAAAAATATTTACTTAAAGAATAATATGAAGTCTATTCAAATGGTAAAACGTAAGAAACGTGGCGATACAAAAATAGACCATATGCAAGGTGAAATTGTAACTGACGGTGACGGAAATTGGGAAACAGATATGCGTGGTATAAACGCAAAAGACGCTTTGGACTCAGTTGTTGCGTCTATAGAACTTATAAATAGGTATAGTAACGAGTTTATTCCATATACAGTTTGGAAACCGAACGGAAATAAGTCTAGGGATTATGATACTATGAAGTCTAAAAGTGATGAGCTTTTAGAGTCTTTAGGGATGACTCTTTAGTTTCATTGGAACTACCAAACTAAGTTTGGTAGTTCATATTAAAACTACATATTCAAAATTTATACCAAGATGACTTTTATTTGTTATAGTCTCAACAATATAATTTTTATATTTTTCAGTTTTGTCAACTACAAATAAATATTTATCACATTTATATTTTTCAAGACATAAGTCAATCCACTCGTCACAAGATTTTTCAATTTCATCGTTATTCTCATTCCAATGTTCTTTACCACCGTAAGGGGGACATGTAAATAATGCCGAGTTTTCATATGACTTATTTTTTGCAGCTATAATATCTTCAATATTTACACAGCAAAGTTTTGAAATATCTTTATAGGATATAATTTCGTTAGACTCCCTAACGTGGTCTTCATTGATATCATACCCAATATAATATTTGCCACAATTATATGACCCTAACATTCTTCCTGAAAATCCTGAAAATGGGTCTACAATGGTAGTGAAATTTTGCAAGTATTTGTTAATTAAACTTTCTGCCAAACTTGGCTTAAACAAAGATACCTTTGGTGCAATTTTATCAACATTAAATCCTTGAATAATATCTGACGGTTCACAATGACCTACATATTTCAATCTGTTTAATGCTGATTTTTTTACAAGTTCTTTATTTTCCCATGCCATAATAGGACTTAATTTTCCTAGTCTACTTGCGGAGTATAATGATTTATGGAAATGTTGAATAACACCTAAGTCAGACTTATTTGTAAGTCCTTGATTTGGATAAGGAAAAGGGATATCTTTTTTAAATAATCCTAAATATGCACTAGAGTATTTATCTATTACCCAATTTAAGATAGGTGATAATTCTTCTTTACCTAATATTTTTACATTATTTTTTAACATACACTGATGTTTTGCTTCAAAAAGACCGTCTAATGAATGGTCAAATGGGTTACACATAGTACCGTCTTTATTAAAAAATTGTGAACCTTTTACCTCAACATATTCATTATTATATAGAAAGTCGGGGTAATACGTATGAATATTATTATTATACATATATTCAAATTTTACAGGCTCGTGAATAATACTTAAATTATTATCTTTAGCATAAATCCATAGTGCTAATTCCCAAGAAGAATCAAAAGTTTCATTATCATATAGATACTTATAACTTCTTTTATATCTTGCCTCACTAGATTGAGAAAAATAAGGTGTTCCATACTTTTGAGTTGAAGTTTCCTTTCTTTGACATAGTGGGCAATATAGTCTTTTGAAATTATCAATTCTATCTTTTCTAAAAACTATCTTGTACGGATTATTACAATTCAAACAATGACACATCAAAACTGTGCCGTCTTTTATATCTGACGTTATATCTTCGGCATTAATTATAATTTTAATATTATTACTTTTATCTTTTCTACTACAATTACTGCATAGTAGTCTTTTTTGTCTCTCAAAATCATATTTTTTATATATAAAACTTGCCTCTTTTCCACAATTTAAACAGTTATAATGTATCCTAACTTTTGACTTTTTTAAAACTTTACAGAATTCTTCTGTGTCTTTAACCCAGATATCTTTTTCACAGTCTATACCTTTTTTAGATATTACTGTGTTTCTAATTTTCTCGCGTACATTTTTAGTTTGTGAGGAGTATTCAGTTCCATATTTTTTTAAATTTGTATCCTTCATTGCACATTTTGTGCATAAAAGTCTTTTTTGAGAAGACTCTCTATCTTCACGATAAGATATAGTTGTCATTTTACCACAACATTTACAATTATATGATATTTTTGTCCCTCTTTTTTTAGGTAAAGAATCAAACTCTTTCTCATTTTTCACAAAGTTCATATTACAATATATATTAACATAAATAGGTCAAAATAGGACTTTAGAGGTCTATCAAAAATAATTATTTTTAAAAAATAAAAAAAGACCTACCAAAATTGGTAGGTCTTACCGTTTCTAAACGTAAAGGGGAGGAATTTGAGATTTAGAAACTACTAGTGTTTTCAAAAACACTTATTTTAATACACACTCTATTACAGTATGAAAAATCAATGTGTATTATACTATTTTAGTTGTATATCCAAAAATGCAAAAAATGGTTTTAGTAAATTAAATACCAATAACTCCTTAATAAGGCAACTGTAGATTCGAACTTTTTTACACTTTCCTCAGTTTCTTCAACTTCTTGGTTAAGAATTAATGTAAAAGTTCCTTGCATAAAAGAACAGTCATTTTCAAACATACAAGTCCTAAGAACATTAGAAAGAAAAAATATTTTCTCCTTTGGAAGAGTGACAAAACCATTTTTTGATTTTAATGCAAAATGTACATAGATATTTTTATCTTCATATACAACTTTTACCATACTGTTATTGTCATTCCAAATATTACCAATAACCGTTTCTAAAATATTTTTGGCATTATTTATTCTCTCTAAAAGTTCCATATGGTATATATTAACAGAGCGAAACTTTTAAAGTTTAAGATTGTTCAAGAATATCTTTTAAGTAGGAATACAGTTCTTTACATCTTTCATATATAATATGATTTATTTTACATTCAATTTTTACATATTCTGGGTCTTTAGTAAGATTTGCATAACAAGGTCCACCACACATGACACCTTTTAAATCACAGTCTTTACAAAAAATTAAATTATTTACGTTAAGATGTTCCATATATGTCAATGGGTGTTTTTGAATAATTTTATCATTTTTTAAATTTATTTTAAAATTATTATTAAAACAATTTGTTACATTACCACTACCGTCAATGTAAAATTGTTTTTCTATCTCACATCTAAAAATATTATTATTAGGTTTGTGTAGCAGTTGAATTGTATTTAAAAATCTATTAGAAAGATAAAAATTTAATAATCCAATATTTTTATGTTGAATAATATCCTGTTTTACTTTATCATAGTATTTATTAAGTTTATCTGCAAGTATATTAAATGTGTCAGTATTGTACCAAAACTTTGGATTGTCGCGGATAAAAGAAAATAAAATTGTTGAGTCTTTACCAAATGTGTCATAAAAATATTTAAAATATTCATAAAAGTCATTTATAGAGGACGTAATTGTAGCACCTATATGATTTAAACATAATAAATTATCTTTTTTTATATAGTTATAAGAGTCCATTACTTTTTTATATGTACCTTTTCCACGATGTTTATCATGTAGTTCTTCTGGGCCATCTACACTCAAAGCAATCCTAATTACTTTTTCTTTATCAGACCAATAAAATTTCTTTATTTCATTAAAGAACTCTTTATCTAACTCTGTACCATTAGTAAAATATAGAATTGAACAATAACTTGGCACTTTTGATTTAAACTCTTCTGGGTATAATTTTCGTAAAATATAATTATTTAACCATAAAATATTCCACTTTTCACCTACATATGTTTTTAATACTTCATTAAAGTATTCGTCATTACTTAAGTCAATGTTGCTGTATAAAAAATCAAAAAAGTCTTTACTACTAATAACAGTATTAAGTTCTTCTAAAGAACTTACTTCTATCTTTTCTAAGAAATTATCCATATTAGTAAAATCGTCTTCTGTAAAAAAATATCTCATTAAGTATGGAATATCGTGTAAGAACTCTAATACTTCTTTTTTGGAAGTCATTAATTCACTCATTACACCAATAGTAAAAATAGTTATAGAGTCTTGTAAATAAGTTTCTACAAGACCCTGTATTTTTTGATATAAAACGTTTTTAGGAATAGAGGAAATTGTTTTATTTCTAAAACAATAACTGCAATTTTGATTGCAGTTATTATTAAAGTTAATATTTATTGTTATTTTATTCATTCTCTAACTTTTGAAAAAGATGTTCATATTGTGACGGTACATTAGGAATATAAGTCATTTTATAAATGTTTTTAGGAGTAGTAAACTCATCTAAAAATTCAATATTACTAATATTCTGTTTAATTGTAATATCTTTATTTTCTTCTGATGGTATTATTGTCAAACTGCTATAATAACCATATCCCGACTCATTACCACTTATATCTTTTTCATACATTATAAGAGGAATATCATAATTTAAACTTTCATAAGAGAGTTCTTTTACAAAAATTTTCTCGTTATAAGAAAGATACCAATTACATATAAATCTTGCTCCAAGACGTGTAATAATACTATTACAATTTTTTAGGTAACTGGATGAGGAGTAAGATTTGTAATAAATATAATTACCCAAGTGTTCCAAAGTTTTATCATGAAACGAGTTAAATGATATATAAGGAAATCTACGACTCGCCTCACTATAGCGAGTTTGTATTTTTCCTAAAATAAAAAATAATTTTCTTGAGACTTCCAAGTTATTTTTAAGGTCATAACCATCTACAAATACTTTATAAGAGTTTATTTGGTCAGTTATAAGACTTTTAATTTCATTAAAAATATTTTCATTACTATTCTCAATAATTTGAAATGAACCTCTAGTAAATTCTGTTGTAGGAACCATTTTATATTTAAAATCACTATAACCTTTATACTTTAAACCAGAAAGAGTAAGGTAATCAGATGCTGAATTAATATTATTATAGCTAGAAAAATATTCATCAGACGTATCTTCTGTTTCTTCTAAATATACATATTTAGGATTTGCCCTTAATACATAACTTTTAGGCATCTCGTCAGAAAAATTTAGTACTATACAATCGTCATAAGATATATCATTAATCTTATCTTTATTTACAAGATAATATTTATTTTGATAATAAATAATACTGTATGTCTTATCCCCAATAATTATAGTGTCTTTCATAGGGATATAATCATAAATAGACCAACTATTTGTTTCATATTTTATTAAACAATAATATGTACTTGGTGTTAAACTTGTATCAGATTCATCATATACCTGATATTCTCCATTATCGTCTTTATAATATATATTTGAGTCACAGTTAAGTGGATTATCTTCTCGGAATTCTTTAGCGTCACTTAAATAAGAAAAAGATTTATAACGTTCATTAGGATTAAATGATACATACTTAAAACTATCATCAACTTCGGTATCGTCATTTTTATAGAAATCATAAATTTGGAATACATAAGTAGGTAAGAAAATTAAGTTATATATATTTGGGAAGTTTTCTTTATCTATTACCCATTTTTTAGTTTTACACCCATTAAAATATTCAAATAAAATGTCATATTCATCTTCTTCATTAAATTCAGGTGTAACAGAATTAGAAGTATCTGTAGAAATTTTAATATTATGTAAGTCTATACAATCTTCTGTGGAAAAAGGTATTTCATTATTATTAGATTTTATCTCTTTCACAGAGTATGTTTTTGAAAGGTTCTGATTATATTGAATATTTATATTTTCAGAATCAGTTATTAACTTCTCAAATTTTATTTTCATAAGTCTCTCCCTTTAATATTAATTTGTATACAATTTAATTATATACAAATTAGTGAGTCCATTCCAAATTTTCTTAATTATTTTGAATATTGTAGTGGTATTTAAGATTAATCATTTTGGATATTCTTTTAAAATTATCATTATGTCCTAAACCAATGTCGTTTAATACTTGATTTTGATAAGCATGAATCATCTCGTGAATTAATACTCTACGGTATGTTGCCTCATCCCAATATTGGTTTTTACTCTTAATAAGAACTATAATATTACCATATTCCGTATTATAACAAATACCCGCCGCAGAGTTTGGTGTAAGGGGTTCATGCCAACCAATATATGCAATTTTTATAGGTTTTGAAAAAATACCGTCTTTAACAAAGAGTTTATTATAAAAATTAAAATCTTTTCTTACATTTTGGTTATCAACTAAAATAACGTCATATGGTATGAAAGAGTTGGATTTTATATTAATTTGCTTCTGACAAAAGATATTTTGACAGAAAATAAATAAGAAAATAGATATTAAAAATATTCGTTTCATTTTGAAATTCCTAATTATTATTATTATATTAACAAAAAACTTGAATTCTATATATATATTAATTAATATTAATATATTAATATATCTTTTAGATTACATTAATGTTATAATTGAACTTTTGCAAAAATTCGGTTTTTTAGTGTGTTAATATATTGATGTTATAATAGGAGAAAATTTTCAATGGAAGAAAACCAACCAATAAGACGTATTATCCGTCAAAATACTACAGAGGAAGAACCTAAAGTAGAACAACAAGTAGAACAGTTTGAAACTAAAGTAGAGTCAACAAATATTTCGGCTGATTACCATTCTGAAATTGAAAATAAATCAGATGAAGCCAGCAAACATTTATTAGAATATGTAAATGAACAAATAACTCGAATGGATAATAAACTTCTTTTTAATGGGAATAGAGACCCATCTAAGTATGAATTGGATATGGCTTTAGCCCAATATGAACAAACTTTGTTTGGGTTAATAGCATTGTATGAAACTGCAAAATTTGAGGAAGAAGTTGCAAAGGCAAAGTATGACGAATGGTATGCAGAAAAATATATGGAAGTTAGAAATACTTATAATACAAAAGACGTTAAAAATGCCTCTTGGTTGTCGGCAAAGGAAATAGACGCTACTGTTCTTACAAAATATAAATTTATGGCAGCTGACTTAAAAGCAGATATTATCTGTAAAAGCCGTGAACGTTCTACGATAGAACGTCTTCTTGAAGGTTGGAAGAGTTATCTTTGGGTATTAAATTCACTTTGTAAAAATGCCCAAGCTGAGATGATGGCAAACTTAAAAGGTGTAGACCTTTATAGAGGTGACGAGCAGGAATTAGTTGGTGGATATGGCAGTTAATTCGTCTGTTATATCTACAAATTTTGGAGAAATCCTTAAACTTGTAGCGTGATATATAACATCAAGCATAAAATATTTTTTGAAGTCCTTTATATTAAATGACCCACTATTAAGTTGATATATAACTCGTTTATCATCTATATTTTCCATATATGTATATGGTACACTATTAGATATTACCCATATTGATTTATATTTGTCTAGTAGAGGGCAAGACAAGTCTACATTTTTATCAGTATATGCAACAATTGGATTAGTAGGTAATATATGGTGATAGTAATGTAAGAATTTACCGTACCCTATATGATGTACTTCATTATGTGTTGGTTTTAACGTATATTTATCTATTATACTAAGCCTTTCTTCTAATGAAAATTTTTTAGAAACAAATTCCCCATCACATAAATAATAGTCCTTTACGTCCGTAACTGATTCATATGCCTCATATATTTTTCTAATAGGATTTTCCCCATAGTTTTTACTAAAAAATAAGCTTGTAGAGAATGTATTATTATATCCACCAGGGATGATTAATTCTCTAGGGTTATTTGCAGCCTTTAAAATATAGTCTCTGCTTATAAAAGTATCTGCGTCAAGATAAAGATAATTTTTATATTGTGTAGCTAAATAACATCTTAATTCATCTCCTAAATAAGAGGGAATATAGTTATTATCTAATACCCATCTAGCTTGTTTTAAGTTTGGTATAAATTCCTTAATGTTATTATTATCTATAATATGAATTTTTGCACCCTCAAGTTCTTTTAGATTATGTTTTGTTATAACTCGAATAAAGGGCTTACTTAGATAATTATTTAAGTTTATAATTACTACATCAATATCAGATATATCCATATATAAATAGTAACATTTTTTGTAATTCAGCAGTTTAAACTAACTTTTTAATGATTGCAAAAGATGAGAAAGATTTAATTTTACGTTTAGAAAAAATATACCCTAATAAAAATACTTATAATAAGGTTATATATGTAGACGATTATTTACCAATTTGTATTGACTGCAAGAAACACGGAGAGTTTTTCATTTCCCCTTACAATCTTATTGTAGAAAGAAAAGGTTGCCCTAAATGTTATAACTATCAGTCAAATGGTGAAAAGAGAGTTAAAGAGATTCTTGAAGAATATGGGGTAAAGTTTGAACAGGAAAAGACTATGCCCCAACTATGGTATAGAGGTCCATTATATTTTGATTTCTTTATACCAGAATATAATTTTGCAATCGAGTTTCAAGGTCCACAACATTTTAAGCCTATAGAGTTTTTTGGTGGTAGACAGGCATTTGAAGAACAAAAACAAAGAGACGACTTTAAGAGAAAATGGTGTAAAGAAAATAATGTAGAACTTATTGAAGTTAATTTTTATGAGGAGGTACTTCCACAACTTAAGCCGTTGTTGGATATTGTTTTCTATGATGAATATGAATAGTGAAATTCATTTATACTTGGGAAATTGTTTAGATATAATGAAAACTATCCCAGATAATTCTGTTGATTTGGTATTATGTGACTTACCTTATGGAGAGTTAAAATCGGACACATTAACTTGGGATAATATTATTCCATTTGAACCGTTATGGGCAGAATATAATCGTGTTGCAAAAGAAAATGCAGCTTTTGTGTTATTTAGTGCAGGTTTATTTACAGTTGACTTAATAAATAGTAATCGTAGTAATTTTAAGTATAGACTAGTCTGGAAAAAGAATGTCCCTACGGGGATGGCTTCATCAAAATATCAACCAATGAGATATTATGAAGATATTTGTGTTTTTTATCGAAAACAACCTACTTATAATCCTATAATGAAACCTCGTGTAGGTGTAGGAAAAGCCTGTTATAACTATGACCATTATTGTGGGGATAGTAATCATTTGAAGTTGGAAAAGGTTAAAAAGAGATATGACCCAGACTGGGTTCAACCTTCAAATGTTTTGGAATTCAATGTAGTACCTAATAGAAATGGTAAATTACACCCAACTCAAAAGCCAACAGACCTTTTGGAATATCTAATACGTACATATTCAAATGAGGGTGATACCGTATTAGATAATAGTATGGGGTCAGGAAGTACAGGAGTTGCCTGTCAAAATACTAATCGTAATTTTATTGGGGTAGAGTTGGAAGAAAAGTATTTTAAGATTGCTCAAGAAAGGTTAGGTATTCACTAATTTACTATGGGAAGAAATGAAGACTCTTTTTGGTTTTATGATAATAAAATAGTATCACTCTATGAAGAAGACTGTCATTGTTATTTCTTATTATTCCATTATGACGAAGTAGGTATTCCTAAGGAACTAATGGAAGAGTTTGTTAAGGCAAATGGATATGAGTCAATTAAGGACGCACAGGATAGTTTCTTTAATCCTTGGGATATTGAAGAATTTGACGACTTTTGGAGAAATCTAATGGACTTGGCATATTCTAGGGGACTAATTCGTGGTGGTTGTTATCAAGATAACCCACATTTTGTTTTTTATGCAAGTTGTGATAATATTAAGAAAAGAAAAAATCAACTTTTAGACTTGCTAATGAATAATGCAAGATTTAAGAAGTGTAATAATTTTAGTATAGAGGATAGAAATAATGAACTTGCCCGCCGTCATTTAAAAGATGTAACAGAAGGACAGTCCATTACTGCACATTCTTTAGATGAAGCTATTTTGGCAGTAGATTCATACTAATTAAATATTAAAGGAGACTATAGATGAATGAAGCAATTAGAGAGTCGTTAAAATCAAATTATATTTTTGGAAACTCTTGTGGTTTTAGAAAACCAGAAGAAACAAAGACTGAAGTTTTACAGGAGTCTGTACCAGAGGGTAAACTAGATTTTAGTAGTATTGCTAAACAGTCTGCCCTTTTGAATGAGAATGAAGAACCTGTAGATTTTGATTCTATTTCTAAAGAAAGACTTTATGAAGAAAAGTTTGACCTTAATCCATTTAAGGAAGACTTTGACACATGGAAAAATAATATTAACACAAAAACAAACTATACTGTAGAAACAGTAGAAATAAAAGAAGACGAAAGAACAAAAGGTAATAAAGCAGTATTTATTTTGAATGATGAAGTTTCTGAAAAGGAAAATGACTTTATTCATGAAGATTTTACTGACACAATGCCTGATAAAATAGTAGACTTTATTTCTAAAAACAATTTAAACTTTGAGTTTATTTTGAATAAGAAAGAAGTTGAATTTGTAATTTGGTAATCTAAATCTTTATTTTTGGGAGTATGGGGTAGAACCTCTACCCCAGTTGTTAATGGGAAAAGGAAGAAATATTTCAAATAACCTAACAATGCTAGGTGTTAAGATTCAGAAACACAGAGAGAGACGAGACGGTGAAGGTATCTATCTCTGTAGTTTTATTGGAAATGACAGAGGATTAATTCTTTGTCATTTGAACGCACAAGGTGAAATAGTTGATTCCAAGTATTTCGATTGTTGTGGAACTGTTGCTAAGGTAGTTAAAGCTCAAGCACTGAAAGAGTATAATTTGTGGAAACAAATTTTGATGCTGCGTATAGACGACTACACAATAGGCCCCGCTGTCTTATTAGGAAAACTCCCAGGGTATCAATTATCTTAATTGAAAGTTTGAAATTTACATATCCTCACTAAATTCTTAAACACGGTTAGCCTACGTTGGGCGTTATAATAGACGGATACTTTTACGTGTTAAGGAGAAAATATATGAAAAATAGAGACTTGGAGTCTGCTATTAGGGACGGTATGTCCATTGGCAATTTTGGGGATAACTTAAGTTTATCTAGTTGGCAACCTAGTTCAAAACCTTTAACTTATCAAGAAAAAAAGGATATTATCAGAAGAGTGAAATTAGGTTGGGTATCAAATGATTTTATCAAATCTTATCGTGAGTTTGCACATCAAGAACTAATCGAGAAAAATAATCAAACACAAAAACAATCCCGTGAAAAGTTATCTTTTAATAAGGTTGCAAGAGAGATTAATGATATCTATTTTGACACAAAAATTAAAGACCTTGGTGATAATGTTTATATTAAAAAATGGCGTAAATTAAATAATACTCAGATTAATAAGAAATTCTCTAAATTAAATTTAGAAGAAAGAGAGAATTTATTTATAGATTACGATAAATATATGACAGCTGCGGATTGGAGACTTAAAAGTTCTGTTGCAAATAAGAATATTATAGACGAAGAAGACTTTAAAAATGAAAATATTTTATATTATTTTTTAATATTAAAAAATACATTGGATAATTTTAATTTAATTACCAATAAAATCTTTTTAAAAAACTCTATAAAAGACGCAATTAAAGAACTTTGTACCATTGCACAAAGTGATATTTTTACAAGAAAAAAGGTAATTTCAAGTGTAACAAATACTATTACAAAATACAAGTCTACAGATAATTCTTATGGGACACTATTTGTTTCAGAACGTATTGAGAAATCAATAGAAAATATATCTGGGGTTGAATTTAGTATAAAAGACCCTTTGGAAGGCCTAGAAAATATATATAACTTATTTGAGAACCCCGATTATACATTTTTTTGTTCAGGGGATAATACGTCTGGTGGATTTTTTGAAGATAGTAGTCATCCTGAAATATATAAAGAGTGTGAGGATTCTAAAGACTTAAATTGGCAGTCTCATTCTGAAGAAGATGTTTCTGAACCTGAAAAGACACCAGAAGAAATTGCAAAAGAAAAGGCAGAAGAAAAAAAGATTCTTGATAAAATCCAAAATAAGGAATTTTCTAAAAGTTTAGATAAACGATATGGTGAAAAGTTCAGTCTAAAGATAATGTCTGCAATGGGTAAACTTGAAAATCTTGAATCGAAATTAATCAAGTCAAAGTCAAAATTATCCGAATATGAAGACGGGAACAATACAGATTTGAAAACTTGGAATAAGCTAAAAGAGAAAGTTTCTACAATTATGTATGAATTAAATACTCAAAAAGGTGAAGTAGAGAGTTTAAGACATGTTGACCTTTATGGAAATTGTTCTGGTAAGCCTATTGGAAAATATGTTCTATCTAATGATAACTTAAATGAATATTATAATAAATTAAAAACTAAACCTTGTGATAAGGAAGGAGATGTAGTATGACATTAAATGAGGGTCTTAAAGGACTATCTAAAGACCCTTATAGCCTTGTTTTAACACATACTTCTTGGCCAAGAAATAGATATATACAGATGTCTTGTCAAACCAAGAGTGTAGGTGGGGTAGATGGAGTAATGTCAGGGCCTATGACATTAAAAGTTATATCTACCATTAGTGATAATGGCTATACAGAAGATGTCTTTAGTAGAAAAAATTTCAAGGCAGAAAAATATAATTCTGGCTGGGTTTTATTAGATAGTAATACTCTTGTAAAAAGACTTCTAGGTAAAAATAAGTACAAGACAAATATTGACCTTAAGGGAACGTCTATTGAAGTAGAATTAACTGATGATTTTATAGAAAAGACTATTACTTTTTCACAACAAAATGACGTAAGGGAAGTAATAGATTACTGTAAAGATATATTATATTCTTGTGAAAAAGAGATAGACACAATTGTTGAAAGAATAGACGACGTTTATGAAAGAGACTTACCCAAAGAGGACTGTGTTTGTTCTTTAAGAGATGAAATAGATATCGTTATAAAACTTTATGTAAAAGACCAAGACATTAAGGACCTTTTTATTAAAAAAGTTAATACCAAATTTATTGAGATATTCCCCAATATGTTTGGTATCTCTGAAAATACTTGGGAGTTTATAAGAAAGTTTGAACGTGACAATAAAGTAGACTTAAATATTGATGAGGTTATGTTTTTACCTAGAGGAATTGCAATGCAGGTTATAAGAGATAGGATGTTGAACGTAAAAAATAAGAAGTCTGAGGAAAATACTCCTAAGAAAAAGAAGTTTAGACTAAAAATTTTTAATCGCAAAAAGTAATAATATTGGCTGCCGTATGGCAGCCTCTATTTTTAGTTATAAAAATTTAATTAGGGTCTATTTGAATACTAATTTTATATGAATAATATCATAAGTTCCTGGAGTCCGACAGATTTAGTTCTCCCAAAAATACAAGACGACACAGATTATGGAATGTGGCTTGTTACGGATAGTGGTAGTATAGACGGACTTGATATTTCTTTTAATGAAGGTGATTGGTTAGTATATCTCAAGAAAGACGGTGTAGGCAGTTGGTTCAAAACAAGTGGTGGAAT